GGCACAATCAGTTGCTTCGGCTCAATTACAACAGGAATGCCCCGATGGTTGCGCCAACGGTGGAAGCGCGTCAAAGCCTGCTCCAACCCCAACGCCGTCAACGCGACAGTCAGACGGTTCTGAAAAGTCTCGCCGTTGAGCAGGGGCTGAGCGTTGCTAAACAACGGACGGCTACCGCTAAAGCCGTTGGCGATGACGCTCCACGAAACTAACTCAACGGTGTGCTTCATCGCGCGGACGGCTTCGCGGACAAGTTCCGCGCCAATCTTTGCATACAAGTCCTCGCGAAGCAGACGCTTGCTGACCGTCCACATCATACCGTAGTCCTTGTGGACATACAGCACGCGGTTCCCCGTCAGAGCGCGGTCGGTCGGCAGTTCAGAACCGTCGCTGTTCCACTCAGGCACAGCCCCGAAGCCCGCTATAATCAGTTCCTCTTCGTAAGCGCGGTTAGAGGTCTGCACATCGTAGACCTTGCTATACAGTTCGGGGTAGTTCTGATACTCCGAAAGGAACACCTCGCGGATACCTACCCGCAACAAGTCGGGAAATTGTCCCGTAGTCATCATACTCGCATTCATCGTCTATTACCCTCCTTTATACGCCTCCAAAGATAATCAGCAGGCGTCCGTCGCTCAGCACCTGAGCAACCCGCCCCGTAGCAGGGTTGTTTCCGTTAGGTTGCACTCCCCATCGGCGCGTGGTGCTGTTGTAAACAAACATCACGCTATCGCCCGCTCTCAGCGTCGGGGCAACATATTCTCCCGAAGCGTTGATTTGGCGCATAATCAGTTCCGTTTTATCGGGCGAAAGCAGGGCAACCAACGGTTGACCGTTCAGGTGTCCCCCAAAAGCAGGGTACTCCCCGCTGTCGGGGGCAATTCCCACAACAATACCGTCATAGCGATTGACGCCTATGCCACTGCCCCCCGACGGGCTTCGCACTAACTCGCCCGAACTATTGAACTCAACCAAATCGCCTACCTGAACATCGTTGTAAGTGGTAGCGGTCGGGTAGGTGGCGTACTGCACGGCGTCTTCCCAAATGTACGCTTGCGAAGTGTTGACCTGCGTGCGTACTCCGCGTTCCTCCATCGTTTATCACCTCATACTTAGATTTGCTCAGCCCTTCGCTTTCAAGGGCGAAGGGCTTTGAAAGGGGGCAGGTTTTGCCTACCCATCTATGTATAACGCCTGCCCCCGTGCTTTGTGTTCCATCCTTAGATAATGATGGTGCGCTCAGGAACGCCATCCGTAGCCGTTTTCTCCATCTCATCTTGGATGTTGAAGTAGGCTCTTTCGGCGGAACGCACCATTTCGTCAAACCGCGCTTTCCGCGCCTCTAAGAAGGCTTCGCCGATAACGCGGGGACGGCGCATAAGTTGCAGTTCTCTGAACCGCACTTTACCGAAAGGGTTCGTCTCGCCGTCGCCTTCTTTGACTTCTACCCATCCGCGTCCCTTCGCCCAATCTATGCAGTGGGGATGGTTGCCATCTATAGCAAACCATCCGTAGTCATATCCTTCTTTCGGGTTGCGCACCGCAAGCGGGTCTTCTTCTGTGATGGTGCGGACAAAAGCACGGGCTTCCTCTAAAGTCATCGGCTCTTTGCTCTCTACTGCCGTCGGCTCAGTCTTCTTCATCGCGCCTGCACCTCCTTACTGCGCTCGGCTAAGACCTTCTGATACAGGTCGTCGGCGTCTAAGCCCCAAATCTCGGCGTACCGTCGCAGACGCTCGGTCTCATCCATCGGCAACGACGGCTTCTGTACCTTCGCCTGCTCCGCCTGCTTCTTTGCCTGATACTCCTTGTTCTTCAGCGCGTAAAGCCCATAGAACATCAGCGCGGTTGCCTTCGTCAGGTCAGGCGTGATGGCGTGCGGTGGGAAAGACGATAGGTACTGCTTCGTCAGGTTGACGATACCCAAGTCCTCTAACTCAGGGTGTTCCTTCAACAGTGGAGACAGCCCTTCCTGAATGGCAACCTTGACTGCCATCTTGATAAACTCATTCGGCTGTTGCTCCTCCACCTCGCCTTCTTCATCGGTTTCTTCGTCGCCTTGCTTAGCGGGGCGAGGGCGGGCAGAAGCAGACGACGGCTGAGGGGGTTGTCCCCATCGTTGTTGCTCTTCCATCTGCGTCAGACGCTCAATCTCCTGTCGCCACAGTTCCTCAAACGACAGTTCTACCGTCGGTTCTTGCGCAGGCGACGCCTGCTGTCCTTGCTGTGGCATAGTCGGCACTGCTTGCGTATCCATCATCACTCCTCCTTAGTTCCCACTGAGTAGGTGAATTCATAGCGGGCGTGTTCTATCGCCCGCTCTATGTCGGTGAGGGTGCGATAACGCACCTTCGCTTGCGTATACTGCTGTATCGTCTGATGGACGGAAACAGCAGGGTCTTCATCTGCGTAAAGGAGAGCAGTCAACAACCGCTGTTTCTCCTCGCCGATGAATTCTTCTATCGTCTGCACGATGTAGTAGGCTTCCAACAGTTTCTCTAAGGGCACAGTCGTTCTCATCCTATCATCCCCACGCTATCCATCGGCACTTCGCCCCCTGCTAACCCCATCATCCCATTAGGCATACTCAGCCCCATCAACGGGTGGGTCTCAGGCGTAGGAGCAGGGGCTTCGGGGGTAGCAGGCTTCTCCCCGATAATGGCTTCAGGGCGGTTGATACCCATCAACCGCAGTATCTGTGCGTCCACTTCCCATTTCCCTTCAGGTGGCAGTTGCTCATACATCAGTTGACGGACGATGAGCCACCGCTGTTTGTCGGTCTCTCTGTTGACCGAAGCCGTGTTCGGTTCTATCGTAAACTCAGTCTCCCTTACGATGTCGTCTATGGTGTAGTCTATGAGAGGCGACGGCGCGTTCAAAACCTGACTGATGTAGACCTCATCGCCCCACTTCTTCAGAAACAGCAAGTCTAACTTCGCGTTCGCGCGGAAGGCTTCCTTCGCGGAAGCGTAGAACGCTTTAAACCGCACGGCTCCTTCCAACAGCGCGGTCTCAACGGCATAGGCGGTCGCGGAAGCAGGGGGCATTTGTCCCATCAGGATTTCGTTGATACCGCTTATCTGCGTCGCTAACTGCATAAGAGCCTGCTCTTCCTGCAGTATGCCCCCAAACTGCTGAGGCATAAGCAGAACATCTATATCCTGCGGGGTCTCAACAGGTATCTTCATCCCCGCGCTGAAACTGTCTATCTTCTGCGCTGTGCTACCCTTGCGCACTTTGAAGATAGGTAGGTTGGTGAGCAGGTGGTTGTCCAATCGCAGGTTGTGCAGTTCGGTTATTTCTTCCTCAAACGGCTCCAACATCTGCCCCAACCCTGTGCCGAAGATGGTAGCAGACGGCATAACAGTATAGATGACATACGGAAAGATGGGGAAAGGATAGATTTCCTTGCGCAAGTAGAGGTTGAAGCGGGGCAGGTAGTGGATGTGGTAGTATTGCCCTTCGTAGTAGTAGATGACCCTATACAGGTCTACTATCCCTGCTCCCGTAGCAGTGGTTTCTACGCGCAGAGGGTGTTGGTCAGGGATGTTGGACGGAGACCCCCATAAGCGGTCTAAAACCTCATCAGGCAACCCGTATTCGTCTATTAGATACTTCAGGCTGACGGTCTCTTTGTGCCCGACGGCGATAACGCCTTGAAGCGTCGGCAGTTCGGGGTAGACGATAAAGTTCTCCAACGGCACATAGCGTAGATAGGGGTAGGGCGTGCTAACTTCAACATCGTTGGCAGGCTTCATCATCATCTTATACCCTACCCCTGTACCCAACAGCACCGCGTCGGTGATGATTTTGTACCACTCCTTCATCGGCTGTTTCTTTTGATAGTGATGAAGAAGCAGTTCCAAGTCATTCGTCGCTGAGACCGTGCGGACAGGACGGACAAGGATGTACGGCTCGGACGAAAAGTGAGTGAGTAGCAGACGCTCCACTACCGACTGACAAATGTACCGTACTATGGGGATGACGATGTTGCTACCCCCCTCTATCGGCGGTTGCCGTTGCACTTGCAGGTTGTAGCGCAGGCGAAGGCGGTGTATGCGGTCATAGCGGGGGGTCTTCGCCTCAAGAAACCACCGCAGACGGTTGAACTTCTCTATTACGGGGTCTTTGGGGTTTACCCCCACCGCTTTCTGCAGGGCAAAGATGTCCGCCGTTTTTGCCGAGCCTAACTCATCCGCCGACGCTATGTGTCGGTATCCTTCCATCTTACACCCGCCCGATGGCTTTCTCTAATTTCAGTATAAGCAGTTGCGCTACCGCCTGAAGCACGGCGTCTACCTTCTCATCAGGCACGCCTAACTGCTCGGCAATCCGCCTGCTTTCGCGTCCCTCAATCACTTCGTTGAAAAACTCAACGATGACAGGGATAAGCCAAGCAAGAAGTATCCGCTTCAACCAACCAATCTTCATTTGTACCAACGCACCTCCTTCAGTCGCTTCGTGTCCAAAGACGGACACTCAGTCTTTTTCAGATGGCTATGCAGTGCTACCTTAGCCGACGGGAACCGTTTCTGCAACACCTTTAGCAGGCGGTTCAAGGCGTCATACTGCGCGTCCGTCTTCTGTTTGTTGCCCCATACGACAACACCTATGCTAAGGGCATTATGTCCTTCGGCGTGAGACCCTATCAGACGACAGGGACGCAAAGCCCATATGCTCCCCATAGGGTCTATGCCATAATGATACCCTATGCCTTTCCACCCCTTGCTCCGATGGTAGCGGTCTATGTCATACCAAGCGTCTACCCCCCGAAACGGGGTGTCCGCGCCTGTGTGATGAAGGACGATAAGGTTGATAGCCCTTACGGGCGACAGCGCGTCAAAGTATGCCTGCAAGTCCTCTAACGGTGTAGTAGGCGTCGCTATCCGAAAGAATGCCCACTTAGTCTCCCGTGCCTTACCGCTTGGCAACACCATAGGCTGACCTCCATACTCTATAACGATACGCCCCGCGCTAAAAGTTCCCTTACGAAGCACGCTGTGGAACGATTACTGCGCCGAGACAACGCACTTTGTTGTCGTTTTGTGCTTCTAAGCCCTTCCT